ATTATGAAGTCAGATAGAAAGGCAGAGAAGATGATACCACTTGTACAAAAAGAAGTTCGTAAACGTGGCAGAAATGTGTTTGCATTGTATAGTGCCTTTACTAACTATGCTTCTTATGCTGACGAGAGAAATGGTTTTAATCTACGAAACACAGGTAGAGATACTTCAGCACAGTCTATGTGGGCTAGAGAGAATGAAGTTACCAAGTGGATTTCTACACCTGAGTTTAAAAAGTTGGTGGCTGCCTAATGGGATATCTTACTCTTAAAAATTTAATTAAAGAGTATTATTTATCGTTTGAGTTCAAGAGTTTACGTGACGAAACTAAACAACAATATCAATACTTTCTTAGCGTACTCTTGGACACAATGTTACCTGACCAAGATAAAAAGTTGGGTAACATTACAATAAATAATATAACAACTTTGATGGCTAAACATGCATACAATGATTGGTGTAATCGTGGTGTGCATCTAGCAAACCATGTTATGTCTGTAGCACGAGTCGTTTTTAACTATGGCATAAATATGGAGAAAATAGGGCAGAACCCATTTAGTAATGTTAAAAAGAGAACACCTGATGTACGTAAAAAAGTTTGGACAAAAGAACATGTTACAAATTTTTTAGATGTAGCTTACTCTGATTTTAACACACGTAGCATAGGCTTGATTGCACATATGGCTTACGATTGGTGTCAAAGATTAGGTGATATGCGTTTATTGCAATGGTCTAACTTAGATTTATCTGAACAAAGAATGCATATAGAACAATCTAAACGTAGAGCAGAAGTATTTTTACCTATCAGTGATGGTTTAGGTGAGATGCTTGTACAACAGAAGAAAGATTTTGGTTTTCAACCTTATGTAGCACCAAGAGTGAGACCTGTAGGTGGTAAATATATGCCTTATTCGCTCTATAGGCTGCCTAGAGTGGCTAGAAAGGTAATGAGGGATGCCAATATACCTGATGAACTACGTTTGTCTGATCTTAGACGTACAGGAACTGTTGAGATGGTAGATGCAGGTGTGTCGATGGGTAATATTATGTCTGTAACAGGTCATGCTAACCCACAAAGTGTAAAACCATACATGAAAAACACATACACAAGTGCAAATTTAGCATTAACACAAAGAAAAAACTTGACAGACGTTTAAAATTATGATATTTACATATTATCATTACATAGAGGAACATAGAAAGTGTTAGATTACATATATAGTTTAAATATCACTGTAGGTGATACACGTAGAGTAGATTGTCCTATCTGTAAAGGTTATAAAACATTTACAGTAACAAATAATATGGGTTCTCTATTGTGGAATTGTTACAAAGCATCTTGTAATGTTAGTGGCAAGAAACGTGTACACTTATCTGTAGAGGATATACAAACTACGTTTAGTAAAAATGTAGAATCAAACAAAGAAAATGATTTTATGTTACCTGAATATGTAGTTGATAGAAAGAACACACCTGATATTATATCATGGTGTGCCAAGTGGTCAATTAATGCAGATGATTTAGATTTGCATTATGATGTAAAAGAACATCGAGTTGTCTTTCCTGTATACAAAGACAATATAATTGTAGATGCGATTGGCAGATCACTTGGCAAAAGATTACCCAAGTGGAAGAAATATGGCAATAGTGGGTTGCCTTTTTCTTTTGGTTGTGGTAAGGTGGCAGTAGTAGTAGAAGATTGTGTAAGTGCTGCAGTTGTAGGAAGTGATGTATTTGTTGGGGTAGCTGTGTTGGGTACATCCCTTTCTGAAATACACAAGAAGTATATTGCACAATTTTCTACTGCCATCATAGCATTAGACCCTGACGCATTACCCAAAACACTGTCTTTTGCAAAAGAACTACGAGGACACGTAAAAGATGTACGTGTTCTTAAATTACATGACGATCTAAAATATAGGAGTAAAATAGATTTAGATAATTTAAATAACCTAACCCCAAAGGAGAAACAGACATGGAACTTTCATTAGTAAGAAGTCTTATGGACAGGGCATTCTACGATGATCATCGTGGTGCTAGATGTCCTGACAGATTATTTAGTAAAGACACAAGAAAGATAAAACAAACTATTGATAAGGCTATGGACAGATACGAAAGGTCTGTACTACCTGATGAAATAGAAGCATTGTTTATGTCTGACAATCCTGCATTAACAACAGCACAGAGACAAGCATACTCAAGTCTGTTTAGACAGATTAAGAATGAGAAACCTCTTGGCAAAGATATAGCACAGGAAGTGTTATCAAAGTTGTTTCAGCAGGTTGTTGGAGAAGACATTGCTAACTTAGGATTTGATTACGTAAATGGCACACAGACAAGTCTTGAGCCACTACGATTATTACTAGAGCAGTACAACGATGACTTTACACCTGATCTAAATGTAGAGTGGGATGACATTGACATTGAAACACTGTTAGCAAAGAATGCATTAGAAGCAAGATGGCATTTCAATATACCTGCATTAACAAGACAGATAAGTGGAGTTAATGAAGGACATTTAATTGAGGTAGGTGCTAGACCTAATACAGGTAAGACATCTTTTCATGCTAGTATGATTGCTGCACCTGATGGTTTTGCACATCAAGGTGCTGATTGTATAGTCCTGTGTAATGAAGAAGGTAGTCACAGAGTTGGTGCTAGATACCTAACTGCTGCTACAGGTATGACAATGCGAGAGATAAAAGACAATCCTACAAAGGCTCGTGATCTGTATGAGCCTATTAAGAATAGAATAAAGATTAAAGATGCCACAGGTCGTGATATGGCTTGGGTAGAATCTGTTTGTAAGTCTTATAAACCTGATGTAGTATTACTAGACATGGGTGATAAGTTTGCAAGAACAAGTGGCTTTGCAAGAGCAGACGAAGCACTAAAAGCAAATGCTATACATGCTAGACAGATTGCAAAGCAACACAAATGTGCCATGTTTTATATGTCACAATTATCTGCAGATGCAGAAGGTAAAGTTCTACTAAACCAAAGTATGATGGAAGGTAGTAGGACAGGTAAGGCAGCAGAAGCTGACCTAATGATATTGATTGCCAAGAACCCACCAAAGCAAGATGATGGTGAAGGTGAAGATTTAGAAAGGCATTTAAATATTGTTAAAAATAAGTTAACAGGATGGCATGGTATGGTCAACTGTCAGCTTAATTATCAAATAGGGAGATATGAAGCATGATTGAAGTAGATATAACAGACGATATGTTAATTAAAGCTAGGGCTAAATCAGTTGAGATGGGTAAGCTACATAATTCTATACTACGTGGCAGAGGTAATATGTCAGGTTTTATAGGAGAACAGATAGGCTTACATGTTTTAGGTGGTAAGTGGGATAATACATTTGATTATGATTTAATTGTAGATGATAAAAAAGTAGATGTTAAAACAAAACAAACTTCTGTAAAACCTCTACCACACTACGAGTGTAGCATAGCTAAATTAAATACAAATCAAAAGTGTGATGCTTATGCTTTTGTTAGAATATTAAATGATTTTTCTAAAGGTTGGTTCTTAGGTGTCTTGACAAAAGATGATTATTATGATAAAGCTACATTTTTAAGAAAGGGAGATGTAGACCCTTCAAATAATTATACAGTTAAGGCAGACTGCTATAATGTTAGAATAGATGAGTTAGGTAAAACAATATGAAACTAATACTTGATGTAGAAAATACAGTAACAAAACGAGATGATAAAATGCATCTTGATCCATTTGAAAAAGACAATCAATTGATTATGGTTGGTTGTATTACAGAAGATGGTAAGGAGCATTTGTTTCATTACGAGACAGGCTTTGATGGTTTGCAAGAGTTACTAGACAGCACTACTATCCTAGTTGGTCACAACATATCTTATGATCTCATGTGGCTTTGGGAATGTGGTTTTAAGTATGATGGTGATGTCTTTGACACTATGCTTGTTGAGTATGTTATGTTACGTGGACAGAAGAAGCCATTGTCTTTAGAAGCATGTGCTGCAAGATATAATCTTAATACACAGAAGAAAGATACACTAAAAGAATATTTTAAGAA